ATTTAATCCTTATCCGTAAGATGCACTTACAGTTATATAAGCGTTTGTACCATTATCAAAATAAGATAGTAAGTATGAACCTGTAACACTAATAGTTGCTAGGTCAGTTGCAGTAATTTTAGTATTGGCATGAGCTGTAATAGCATAGTTACTACCATTGACTAATAATATGTATCCTGATTGACCTGCTGTATGATTGGTAAATGTTAATGTACCACCACTAGTAGGTGTGCAAGTAAAGTTATTAGCACCATTTTGGTCAAACGATAAATCATTATCAGCAACTGGTGTACTTCTTTGTGAACCAGTCCATGATTGGTCTTTGGTTAAATCTAATGTAAAGGTTGTACCACCAAGACTTAACCCTGCTCCTGCTGAATAAGTGGTGTTTGTAGGTACTGCCCAAGTTAAAACTCCAGAGCCATCTGTTTGCAAAAACTCACTAGCACTACCATCTGTTGTAGGAAATGTTAGTGTGTAACTAGCTCCTGCACTATGTGGTGGACTTTTAAGTTTTATACCATGCGTGTTAGCGTAACAGTTTAACTGTATGTAGCCATCTTGTGTGCCACTACCTTTAGCTTCTAAGCTAGGAGTAGAGGCGGTAGATACTAAATTCAGTTTGTCTGTAGTAACTGCATCATTAGCTATTGTTAATGCAGTTGCACCAGTAACATCCCCTGTATGAGTAGCATTAGTTACTTTAGCAGTATTTGCAACAATAGCACTTGCCTGAGAAGAGGTAATTCCTACTTTAGCTGTATTAGCATCAATAGCTGTATTAATAGAATTAGCTAACTTATCTACAGTAACTGAATCATTATCAATTTGTGAAGTACCTACTGTAGCTAAAGTTGCTAATGCTCCTAATCCTAAATTAGTCCTTGCTGTTGTTGCAGTAACTTCAGATAAATTATTTCCTGGATTTAATGGAGTGTAAGTTAAAGCTGTTGTTACGTCAGAGCTAGATAAAGTAACTGCTCCTGTTCGTGTATTAAAAGATGAAACTGCTCCTGAAACTGAAAAAGCTGCTTCATCCCACCCAGAACCACTCCAAACATACAACTGATTAGATGAAGAATTATAATATAAAGACCCTGTTAGTAAAGCATCACCATCATTATCTGTAGAAGGTGCTGAACTTTTTGCTCCTAAATATCTGTCATCAAAAGAATCATAACTAGCTTCAGCATTTGTAGCTGCTGTACTTGCTGTGGTAGCACTTGTAGCTGCACTAGTGGCTGAAGTACTAGCTTCTGAAGCTTTAGTAGTTGCAGTAGTTGCAGATGTAGAAGCCTCACTTGCTTTTGTAGTAGCTGTTGCTGCTGATGCACTTGCTTCACTAGCCTTTGTTGTTGCTGTTGATGCTGAAGATGTAGCGGAGCTTGCTGAACTAGTAGCAGTTGTTGCAGAAGAAGCAGAAGCGGTAGCACTTGTTGATGCTTCTGTAGCTTTTGTAGAAGCTGTGGTAGCACTTGTTGATGCTGTAGTAGCTGAACCTGCAGCAGAAGAGGCACTAGAAGCAGCAGCCGCAGCACTTGCTGCAGCCTCCCCTGCTTTAGTACTTGCTATAGTTCCTTCAGCAGTGGCATCTGTTGTAGCATCTCCAGGTCCACCAGGTCCTCTAAATATCCCCATTATTAGTCCTCGTCAGTTTTAAAGATTTTTTTCTTTTTAGGTTTGTTTTCTTCTTTAACTTCTTCATATCCAGAATGATCTTGCATAGCTTTTACATCATGTTCTGCATGAAATTCTACTGTATTTCCTGAGATTAAACATTTAAAAACTGCCATTGATTTCTCCTTTTAGTATATTTATACCTACTAAAAAATAGGCATAAAAATACCCCCTCCTAAGAGGGGATATAGAGTACAATTCCTTATGCAGGAACTGCTAGTGCGAAAGCAGAACCATCACGTAGTTCTTTAACACCATATAATACATCTGCAGTGTAAAGAGTACCTAAGTATTCTTGCTTATATTGAGTTTGTGAACGAACAGCTTGTTGTTCAACTAAAACAGCAGCATCTGTGTGTCCCATTAATGCTACTCTAGCATTAGCAGAACCTGATGTTGTATCAGCATTAGATGAAACAAATACTGGCATACCATAAAGATTACCAATTTCACCATTTCTGATTGTGTTTTGATTACCAACTTCGCCAACAAAAGCTTGCTCTGTATAACGATTTAAACCCATAAGTGTATTTCTAGCACTTGGTGGGATTAAGAAGAAACGACCATCCATAGGAACGTCATTATCATCTAATCGTTGAATAGTTCTACGGATGGCAGCATCTGTAAGAGCTGCTTCGTTGTTAGAACCTGCAACATACTCTGTAGTTCCATCTGAACCAATAAGAGCTTTAGTATAAGCAGCAGTACCTGAACCACCATTAAATCCACGACCTAGTTGAATTATAGATGAGTCTACTTGTTTACCTAAAGCATAACCTGCATCGTCTGTATAAAATTTACGTAGAGATGTAAGTGCTTGTACTTCTGTAATATCCTCAATTAAACGAGAGTATTCGAAGTGTTGATTAATATTAACTACTACTTCTGTTTCAGTAGCAGCAATTAAAGTTACTTCTGTTTCTGCAGCTTTAGCTGAGGCTGTTCCTCTTGTAGGTGATGGGATATGTACTGTATCACCTTTTTTGCCTTTAAAAGCCATTTTTTTAAACATATTTGCAGCTACTAAACTCTTCTTATAAGCAGCGATGATCTCATCACTCCAAATTTCAGGGATAAAAGTAGCGGCAGTTGTGGTTGTTACGTGAGCTGTACCAAGTGCCATGATAGATTCCTTTCTATAATGTTAATTAAATAACTCGACCCTCTCGATAAGCAGCCATTATCTCTTCAGACATAGCATCATAACGGTCTGGATCAGTTTGCATAAGTTTTATAATATCGCTTCTACGATACTTCTTTTTTGAAACAGGTTGGTTAGATCCTTCACTACCTACATCAGCCGCTTTTAATTGTGCCTCTCGGTCTACTTTAGAAGTTTCAGCAACTTTTTTACTAATACTTTGCTTTTCTTTCCAAGTTTCTAATAACTCTTTAGCAGAGTCATAATCATAATCAACTTCAGCTCTTGTATATAGTTCTGTTCTAACTTTAGAAGATTTAATCCATTCTGCAAATTCAGGGGTTGCAACAGTCTTTTGAACATCAGGAAACTCTGTATTAATTTTAGTTAATGTTTCAGTACGTTTCAAGTTATTCGCTGCTTCTCTTGCCTGCTTAATAGCAGGGTGACTATCTACAACTTTGTCTATTGCTTTTTTAGGATTATCTAAAAATTCCTCTTCTTCCACTGCTTCTGTAGTTTCTGAATCATTTGATGTTTGAGTTTTTATAAAATCGTCTACCACTTTTCTAAGTTCTCCAACTTCTCCACCTTGTCTACCAATTAACTTTTCAGCCTCTTGGTGCATAGACACGATTTCATTTAGAGACTTACCTTTATACTTCTCAGGTAGATCATCTTCTGGTTTAGTTTCTTCTATCTTATTAGTTTCAGGTTCAGGTTGTTCTAAAGAATCCTGTTCCATTTCATCTAAGGAAGAAGCCTCCAATTCATTTTCTAAAACTTCATCAATTAATTCTGCCATATCATTTCTCCTGTGCGATTAGCATTGTAGGAAAGAATTACAAGGGGCTATTCTTGTTTTTTCTTTTCTTCTGCAAGTTTATCTCTATGCTTTTTTTCCCAGTTCATTGCAGCTCCTGGAAAGCTTCCTGTTATACCCTCAAGGTAGAAATTAGGAGAACTGATAATTTTATCAGCCTCTTTTCCACATTTAGGACATTCGTATGTTTTTGTATATTCTGTTAGCTCTTCAAAATAATGATTACAGTGAGAGCATTTAAATTCAAAGAGTTTCTTCATCTTTTAAATCCTCGTAGGTTTGCTCAGACACTTGTTTAAGTGTTAGAATCCATTGAAGTATATCTAGTTGACCTTTTCTTTTATGAAAGTCTTCAAAGGTTTCAGTGCTATTAATTTTATTATAAGTATCATACATTTCTTGTACGTCTTGAATAAAATCTTTCCAACCTTCTGTAGACATAGTATTAAAGCGTTCTTCGTAATACTTTTGTAATTCTTTGTCCATATAATTAATTATACCATAAAATTAAAAAAAAGTCAAGTTATTTCTTTTGCATTTGAAGTTTGACTATTTCTTTATTATCTTCCATATCGTCTTTTTTCATATTTAATGTTTCTTCTTTTAACATAAGCTCTGCTATTTTAACTCTTCGATCAAACTCTTTAGAAGTTTCATCATCATTGTTATTAGGAAGATTTGTAGACAAAGCAGACATTAGTTTTGCTTGAGCAACTTGAGGTTCTACTTGAGCTTCTACCATATGTTTATTAGCAAGAGCCTCTCGTTCTTTAGCTTCACTCATAGTTTTAGTATTACTTGCTTGAGTAGTTTGCATAAGCATTTGAGTTTGCATTTGTTGCTCTTGAGCTTTTTGTTGAGCCTGTTGTTGGCTAGACTGCATAAGCATTTGCATAATTTGTTGTTTATTACCTAAATTAGAGTTTTCAATAATGCCTTGTAATAAGATAGGTACTACAGGACTGTTAGGTCCTAGTGTTTTAAGTAGATTAATAAATTGCATTTGCTCTACTTCTCTAGCAAGCATACCTAATGTAGAGCTAGGCATAAATTTCCAGTCTTGTACTGGAAAATTTTCTGGATCAAACTGCATAAATCTCCAAGCAGCCTTTTCAATAAAAGGAATTAAGAATTGATCTTGAAAATTTACTAAAGTTCTCTTGTTTTTCTTTAAAATACCTGATAAAGTTACAGATAACTCTCCTCCTGCAGGAGCTGTCTTCATATTAGCTGTATCTAAAGTCCCTGTAGCTTGTAAAAGCATGTTTTCAAAGGCTTGAGCAGTACTTATATTGCTTCCATCTGTAGCTCCAAACTTAAATGGCATTAAAATTTCAGAAGGATTACCATTAGTTAGTACAGATTTACCTGGTTTTATTTCAAATCTACTTCCTCTAGGCAGTCTTGTAGCATCCATGCCCATCATAGGAACTGTGGTTAATGCTAAAGCATCTAAATGACTTCTTAATTGAGCATCTATAGCTTTTTGCATATTATAACCTTTCTCTGCAACCCCTCTACCCCAGAATCTATTAGGTATTGTGTCATCTTGATAGGCTAATATAGGTCTATCTTTCATCATATATGGAGATCTAGAAGCCTTTAATAGAGCTTGGTCATTTCCTATAACAACTACAGCTTCTACTAAGTCACCATATTCTTCCATTATATCTGATATTTCTTCATCTTTATCAAATAAATCTATTGTTTCTTCTTCTTCAACATCATCTAAGTATCTTTCAGGAACTAAACCATAATAACGTATAATTTTTACTTTATTTTCATTGTATTCTTCATCTATCCAAGAATCTTCTAAATCATGGTCAGGTGTAGTATTATATAAAGGAACATCGTTATAAGTCCCTTGTTTAATTTGTTCTGCTACTTTATGCGTAGATACAAACTCTTCTATAGCAACTCCCATAGCATCTTCAATGGAAGTAGCTGTAGGTTCTATAAGAAAATTTTGAGGACTTATAGGTTTAAGAATAACATTAACTTTATCTTGTTCTTTTGTACCAATAGCTATTGAGTCTACTTCAGGCATGTCTTGTTGAGCAGGAACAAGTTCTTTAGTTTTCTTTAAAAGCACCTCACCAATACCTGTCCCATATATAGAAGCCATGAGTACAATATCGCCTACAGCTTTTCTTATCTTATTCTTTTTAAAACACTCTTTCATATAAGACTTGAGGTAATCAATGTCTGCTTTTTGTTTATCCTTCATATCATCTTCTATATCAAATAGATGATCTCCTTGTCCAAAAACAGCTTCTTCTATTTCTGCAGTATGATTTTCAATAGCCTGTTGTAAAGCAGGAGAGGTTATTCTACTACGTTCAGAGTCTCTAAGTCTATCTTGAGATGCCCATTCACCCCTCCAAAGTCTTTCATATTCTTTCCAGTCTTCTAAATAATTTTGGTCTCTATGGTCTCTCCATTCTTCTAGACTTCCTAATAACCAACTTACTAGTTTTTTTTGTGCCATTTTTTGTCCTTTAATTAATATCCTGATACCATGTCAATAACCTCATATTCTTCTTCTTCATAGTCACCTACAAAATCTACTACTTGTATTTGATCTATATATGCTAAAGCATCCACCAAATCATCATGTAACTGAGAATTAGGAAAGTTTACTAATTGATCTATAAACTCGTTATTCCAATCTCCTTTATTTAATGTTACTTTACCATGTTCAAATCTACCTTGTAGTGCCCAAATTATTCTATCCGATTTTTTTTGATTCCCATGAGTACAGTCATCTATTCTAAAATATTGATTATACTGTCTCATTAAATCCATTAAATAAGGAAGAGCTGCATTTTTTAGAGCTCCTTTTTCAATGCCTACTGTAGTAGGTTCATACTCTATAACAGCTTTAATAATTTGTTCACATGTTCCTTTAATATCCCATCTACCATGTTTTATTTCGGCTACCCACCAACCATCTTCGTGGACCTTTACAATAGCTATAGCTGTTTCATCAAGCCTTTGAGTTTTATTATTTGCTGTTTTATCCACTGCAGCAAACCCTGCCAAGTCAACTGCAATGAAGTAACTACCCTCTTCAGGTTCTTTTTCATCTATTTTTATCCAATCCTCTTTAAATAAATCTCTAGAAGCAGCTTCGAAAGAAGCCAAAAATTCTTGTCTGAAAGCAAAAGAACTCATAGAGTTTTTTGCAGAATCAATTTCAGACTTAGGTATCAAAGGGTTATCATAAGATGAGTAATGAAAACTAGTCCACTGCTTATCTTTATTACTTTCTGCAAACTTAAAAAGTTCATAGAAATGATTACGACCTTTAGGTGTACCTATGAAGAGTGCTCCTCCTTGTACATCAGCTAATGCAGGGCGTAGTATCTGTTCCCAAACATTAGGTTTAATGTCAGCATATTCATCAATTACACAAAAAGCAAGACCTACACCCCTAAGAGTATCTGGTCTATCTGCTCCTTTTAAGTAAATTTTTCTTCCATTTACCAAAGTTATTACAGATGTATTTTCATGAGTATTAGCAATTACCTCATGTCCTAGTTCTTTGAGCAATCCCCAAAGAATGTCGCGTGCCTGTTGATAGGTAGGTGCTACATAAAATACATCCTTACTTGTACTCTTTAGAGCTTCTATTAATAACATCCAAGCTGCAAGTCTTGACTTACCAAACCGCCTGCCTGCTGCTACTATACGAAATCTAGTTGTATCATTAAAAACCTCTTGTTGCTTATCATGAAGCTTGACATCTAAGTTTGTCATTTATTTCTTTTTAGTTGTAGCAATAATTTTACCTGCTGCTAGTGTTGCACCAAGATTAGGATTAAAGAGCATTTGATCTGCTAATTCAGATAGAGTAAGTTCAGATAAAACCTCTCTTGCTGTTTTTCCTGGTATAGCATACATTGAAAAAGCATCTTCAAACTTTTTACCAAAAATAGCTTTACTATCTGTAAGTAAACTTAGTGCTGTTCTTGGTTCTACTTGATAGTAACTATAAGCTTTATCTTCTTTTTTCATTTTATTTGATTTATCAATTTGTATTTTATCTCTATACTGTGACTCTACTTGTCCTATTTTACCTAGCATACCTATTATATCTTGTTTAGAGTAACCAGAGTCTCCTTCAAAAATAGTTCCTGCTACACTTTGAGCTTCTTGTTCACTTTCTGGAACTGTCCAATTTCCATTTAATCTATTTAAAGCTGCTTTGTTTTTGACAGGATCATTATCTGTTTGATAGTACGGACCCCATATATCTGAAATAAAAGATTTATTATTATCTATAGTAGGTTCAAAGTTTTTAAATTCTCGATCTGCATAATCAATTCTTTTATTAAAATCTTTATAATCAATAAAATGCTCTCTATTTTCTACTTTGTTTTTAAGTCTGTCTATACCCTGAGTAAATGCTTGTTTACCTTTTTGTATAATTGTTTGTAAATTAAACTCACCAGGTATTGCCTCACTTCCTTCAAATTTATCTGCTCCATAGGCACTGCTTATTAATTCAAATTTACGCCTAGGATTTATAGAGGGAGTATTGTTTGTAAAGATTTCATCCTCATATTGATAAATCCTGCTGTCAATATAAGGCTCTTTCATATCATATGGCATTGTTTCTGCCTCATAAGGAATCTTTTTAGCTGGAATATTTTTAGCTTTCTTAGGTATAATAGTTATAGGAACAAAAGTTTCATCTACAGGATCTAATACAGTTGCATAGCCAGAAGATAATAAATTCTGAGCACGTTTCTGTGCGTTAAGAGCATTTATTTTATCTGGACTATAGTCTTCTGCCATTACTTAGTTTCCTCAAACTCAGCCTCAATAGGTTCTTGTTCTATCGAAGCTTCATCTACCCCTGTTATATTTATTTGAATTGCGTTTCCATTTGACTTAGCTTTACTGATATAGTCTGTAGGAATAATTCTATCCATAACTATTTTAAGACATGTCATTTGGTCATCATCTCCATCAGTAAGTGCCTTATCTAAAACCTTTTGTACTACTGCCTTACCCTTACTGTTGAGCATACCTGCTAAAACTTCTTGATGCCTTTTTTTCTTTTCATTAGGCAAAATTGCAGTACTCTTTCTTTTATTTTCTGGAATTAGTTTACGCCCAACTGAGGCACGAATTTTGTTTGCATCTTTGTTAGATCTTCTTCCCATCAATTCTCCATATGGTTAATGGTTATATAATAACATGATTCATTGATACTATGATTTAAACTAACTTAACAAAAACTATATCAATATTTACATGTTATTAATTATTTATTTCTTAACTATGTTAATAGTATAGCATACTTTTTATAATTTGTCAAGTGATTAATAGTAACTAACCCTCAAATACCCTTTCGTAAATCTATTAGGGTTCTTATATAATACTAACTATTATTATTATTACACCCCCCCTATCATTAATTAATTAAATATTAATTACTATGAAGAAAGTATTGATTATGGTACATAATGGTGCTAATAAACTAATACTATAGAGCACAGAGTAATATAATATAAATATATAATTATTAAGGAGAATATAATAAATAATTATATAAAATCAAAAGTGTAGACCTGCGGTGCTTAAACTTGCAGTGCAACTCCACTATACATGTTGCTGATCCAACTCTGCCCATTCACTTAGCTCACCATTCATTTCGCCCAACAACCCAAGCTCATTCATTACATCACAGCTAAAGCTGTGTGTTTCGTGTGCTTGCCATAACCCAAGACGGCTGATGCCGTTAGGGTTCTGGACTACGCAACAATAAGTAAAAGAGTTCTCTGTTATATATATATAGAGTAGTCGCCTTCTCTCGCATTATTAGCAGTCAACCCATCGCTATGCTCATGACTGCTTAACCAACAATCATTGATAATTGTAAAGAGCTTCCTTCTAACAAAAGACAGCACG